TTCAAATAATGATACAGTAGCGAGAAATCTAGACAAGTCGTAGATACCCGCTTCAGAGACAAAGTTGTCCTTACCGTTAGCAACAGCCATAATAGTCTTCTGAGGAGAGATAGTCCTCAAGGTAGTACCAGGCTTGATAACGATAGAGGGGTTAATAGAAGAAAAGTTTTTCAAAACATCCATAGTGTGTTCATTGAGTTGCATTATATAATCTCCAAGTTATTTACGATTTCGTTTACGTGCTGATCTAGCAGCTTTCTTCTTTTCACGTTCCTTATCTATATATGATGGCTTATTGCCCTCCTTGTAAAATTTTTGATTTGATTCGCTACTTGCTGTAGGTGATGCTTGAATTGCTGCCATAGCACCAAGACTGCCACCGAAGATATAAGAACCCATATGCTTGAGTTCCATCCATGGACACATCCATACTTTCATGCCCGCTTTACGAACATTCTGGCAGAACATATAGTCTTCTGATAGATACCGTTTTGACTCTGGGTCAATGATACAATCAAAGTATGCCATAATCTCACGAGTACCATCAAAGGCATCTGTACGAATGTGGTCAGGTTTGTAATGGTATTCTGGATATGCTTCTTCGTATTTCTCGAAAGTGGCACGAGGAATACACATAAAACCAGTACCAGCTTCTAATACTTCTACTGGTCGGTCAACACGAAATGATTTGATACCGCCAGCAGGATTAAAAACATAATCACCTATAAACTGTTCAAGTTTAAATGGGTTCTCATCAGCATGACCTAGCTTAACCGCTTTAGCGACTTTCTCCCAAGAGATTGACTTCTTAGGATATGGTCCTGTGATGATATCGATGTTGTCTGGATCTGCCATTTGTAGAGCGACGAGAGCAAGAACATCATTGACTGCAAAACCAATGTCACTATCGATGAACATCAGGTGTGTACACTTACTGCGAAGAAACTCATCTACACAGTAGTTACGAGCACGAGTGATAAGTGATTCGTTAAACAGATAATAAAACTTTATGTCAATGCCATACTTAGTTGCTGACATACCGAGGTCGTTCGTAGACTTCGTATACATGCCAGCACATTGACCACCGTACATTGGTGTAGCAACAAAAATAGATGCCTTACGTAGTTCTTCAACCGCTATTTTCAGTTCCATTCACTTCCTCCACTTGATTTGTTATACGCTGAACATCATGATTATGTAAGGCTATGATAGCATAGTGAATGACTTTCATTAAGTCATATCTCCAATCTTCTTCAGTGCCTTTATGACCATAACGTTGGGCGTACTTCATAATGTTGCCAATACAAAAACCAGCACCATGACCAGAGTCAAGAATGAACTCAGTTGCTTGATATTTGTTTTGAGAATAATGTCCTTTATAGGTAGAGTCTACGTAGTCTCTTAGCTCATCCAATATGACATCTTCATTATATTTATAGTGTATGGACATGTATCACTCTCCTTTACTTTTATGATATTAACGTTAAGTTATATCATTTAAAAAATAATATGTCAAGTTGTTTTTAAATATTAAAAGAATTTTTCTATAGAAACGTCTGATGTTTTTTTCCAATAGTTTGGTCTATTATTCCAATGACCAGCTTCGACAAAAGTATAGCCATGAGTTTCTAAGAAATTGTTGAACTTTAAACTAATTTCTTTACCTTTTAACATCTGAGTTCCCGATACATATGTATCAAAATGACCAATGGCTTTTTGATCAAAAGTACTAGCGATTAAAAAATATCTGGGAGAACATTTTTCTATGATATCTCTTAGATGTTCTATTGGATCAATAATGTGTTCAAAATATTCAGAAGCAAACACCAAATCCACATTACTTAATAATGAATGATCAGGCAGCATCGTATAACCAGCAGTTTTTCCTATATCTTTTGATATGGTAAACTGTAAGCTGGTTTCAAAATTAGTGCCATAAACATCGCATTCGGGAAACAACTCTTTAAACGCTGCGGTGCTATATCCAAATCCACACCCTAAATCAAGAATTGTTTTTAATCCATCTCGTCTCATATCATCAGCTATTGATATATTATACATTGCTTCATGAGGCTTACATTTTTTTATTTTTTGGATGTCCAATATATACCGTCTTGCATAATTTACCCAAGAGAGCCAAACCTCAAACATATAATATGGATCACCATAGACTGAATAATCAGGATTTCTATCGTTTTCTTCTAATGATAGATACCACTGATTAAACAGTCTATTGATTTCTGCCATATCATCTGAATTAACTTCTTTACCGTTATGATGCTTCAGATACGTTATTGTATTAGTGTAAGCAATTTCAGGATCTATGTCTGAATTATATTCACAACATAATGTGATATAATCTTTTAGATCCTGTTTGGTAATCTTATCTGTATACATTCATTCTTCCATAAGATATTCTTTATACGACTCTAAGAAGCAATCATACTCTGAATCGTACCACTTGTCAAGCTCATCGTACCAATCTTCATTAGAATCTTGCCATTCGCCTTCTTCATCTAAGATGTGTGGAGTACAACCGATTACGCTTTCATAGTACTCTTCATCTAAACATTCATCATAATCATAATCACCAATACGTCCCCAACACCCAACGAAGTTAGGCATTTCGTCATCATAACGAACCCACATTTCTAAATCAGGAGAATTGAGTGATTGTAGTTTCTCATAGAGAGCGTTGTAAAATCCTCCTGGTGGTCCCCAAGCAGTCGTTGCAAAAATCAAATCAGAACTGATTTCGTCAAATTCAATCCACTTGGATCCTACATTTTCGTTGTTCCACAGAGCAGTATCAACGTCAACATCTTCTGATAAGTTGTATACACTTCGCAAAAAACCATTTGTGTCAGTCTTACTCATGTCATCATCTAAGTAAGCTATCGCTTCTTGTGATAGATTGGTAAAACTAATATACGACGATACATGATTAGCCATTATATGTTCCTTTCCAATCGGAATTGCTATGTTGTTTAAATTCTCTTATTCGTTTAGGATTATCAATCTTTCTGAGTAGGGTTCCATTAGCCCTAGAAAAAAGATACATCTTTCTTCCATCTTTTGTAAGTCGTTCTGTATACTGTCTCTTATCTTTAGTGTAGCCCCATATTGAAATTGTGTTACCGTTTTGAAAAGAAGGCGTTTCCACAAAAATTAGATAATCAACATTCAAACATTTTAACAATTGATCAGGTTTGATGGAGAAAGCATTTTCGACGTGAAATAACTGTTGAGTTTTAACTTCAACAGTATACTTATCATCTACCATCAAATCTTTTATGCTATCATAAATGCTAGTAGATGAGGACACTACGTGGCCTTTATCTCGAAAGTATTCTTCAACTACTTTTTCGCCTGCATTACCCAACATTGTCATCTTGAGTTTGTCAGCATACATAAGATTGTTTCCTTAGCTAAACAGTTGATCGAGTTGACTAAACTCTGGTATAGAAGTACTTTTTTTAGTGAATCTGTTAAGCTCTAAATTCTGAATGTGTTTTTTTGTAGAAATGAATACTTTATCAAGTTTATGAGAATATGGTAAAAGTTTTGGTTCTCCATTAGTTGGATATGTCATCGTTCTCCAAGCAACTTTTAAATTAGATGCTATTCTAGAATTGTTTAATATCTGAGCGTCTAACTCAGGATAAAAGAAGCATTTGGGATTGACTGATGCCAATTTTTCTCCGAATATGTCATGACCATCTCTGTACTTCTTGGTCTCTGTTAAAAACTCTGGGAAACAATCAAAATCAGGATGCCATGTAAACCATTCACTATTTTTTCTGACTTTATTGTTCCTATATTTTTTATGTAATTGTTGCTCCAACTTATACATTTCTTCTTTAGAAGAACACTTGATTAGATTAACGATGCTCAACTCTGCGGAGTTTCCTGTTTGAAGATCGGCTAATCTTTTTTCTGGATAAACAGATTTACCTATCTTCATTGAAGTACCATCTGTGATATAATATATGAAAAAATCAGTCATTTGATAAAACCTTTTTTAAGTCTGGTTGCCAATAGTTTGGTCCTTTTAGAACTTTACCGTCTCCACGATAAATGGGTCTACCATCTTCGCCAAGTTTACTCATGTTGCTATTATGCACTTCTTCAAAGCATTTGTCAAGAGGAATTCCAAAAGAATGTCCTGCACCGTAGACAACATAGAGAAGGTCTGTCAGTGCATCTGCTACACCAACAATATCTTTCCCGTCTAATGCTTCTCGAAGCTCTTCTAGCTCTTCACGAATCAACTCATATCGTAGCTCAGAAACAGAAGTCCAGCCAGGACGTGTTTCCACGTCCTGACCAAAGGCGTTCATAAAATCAGCCACTTTTTCAAAGTTACTCATTCACTTTCTCCATAATTTTCTATAAGATACATACCATAGTTGTTGATGCCATCAGGCACATTCGCATTAGATTTAAATTGCAGTTTGTTTGCTTTGAATGGGCTGTAGTCTACCCAGTGATGCCAACGACCATATCTAAACACGAGACGTGCCACGTCTGGATGCATGTCAACTAGCATTTGAGATTTGTTAACTGTACCCTTCTCGTGATATTGACCAAGTTTAATCTCATCACCATCTTCTATCATTTCGCTATGATAGAACTCAGCAGTGTTACCACCCTTCACAGTTTGTGTAGCTGCTTTACCCTGCATGAAAGCATTGAACTGAATCGTACAATGACCATCTTTGAGAACACGAAGGCATATATCAGTATCTTCGTTATAACGACCACGCCAGCGATGTGGACAGTCATTGCGAATCAAAAGCGTTGAATAGATACGAGTGTTAGCCACATATGGTGGATACTTCTGGTCTGGTGCAATGAAGAAACGATACTGTGGACCAGCAATGTACACATTGTCATATCTAGCCACAAAGTCTTCCATAGCTTTAAAACCAGAACCCGATTCGAATCGAATACGCTTGTTCTCGTGTAATCTATAGAAGTCTGAAATATTATCATCAAAGACCCAGTGACTGGTAGCACCGATACTAATCGAATGGTCCCAAGCATAGTTTCTAGCACGACCAGGTCCATCACCATGATTACTGAATGGTGCTATAATGAGTGTTACATATTTACGGATGTCGAACTCCTCGAGTGCTTTCTCGTAGTTGTCTTCATCTTGTGGTTCAATGATGATGTAATGAGGTATTCTCATTCTAGCCAGAGACCGAGAAGTAAGCATCGATTCATGACGACCCTTAGAAACGATATACATCGGGTGCTCTGGAAGTGTCCATGAGTCGTCCATCCAACGTAACTTACGATTGGCTGTAATCTCTAACTTTGGATGCCAGATTGCTTTTGTTTCGTCGTTGAGGTCTTGATTAACACACTTAACAAACTTTTGATAGTCTTCTTTTGTACGAAACTTCACATGCACTGTGCGAAATGGAGTGTTCTCTTCTTGTGTAAACTCTGGCATGTATTTCCAGTGCTTACGCCATTCAGCGTTAGGATCACTGCGAACCGTCTTAGGTTTTGGATTGACAAGAAGATTTTTATCAATGTTAGTTAGTGTTGGTTCTTCAACATCAAAGATAGTTGCGTTTGACACCGGATAGTATATCTCTTTATCTTTATAGTGAATGATATGACCAATCATAGAACAGAACTCAGCCAAGTCGTCTACATTTCTAAAATGTACATAGACTATCTTGTACAGATTATCGGTACGCTTCTTAGCTTTTGTTTGGTCTTGTAGAGCGTCTTCAATATCAATGAACTTCATCAGACTCGAAGAGTATTCGTCTTCAAGTCTTTGTGTCTTGTCAAGATAGTTATCGTACTCTGCGCTTTCTTTTACTTCCATATTCACCTCTAACCAAAGAAACTTTCAAGTGTAGATTGTTCTTCAACTGTCCAGCCGATAGCGTCAAGGATCAGACGAATTGGCTCGACAAACGTTTTTTCGTACTGTGTATCATAGTCTATAAATCGATGTAAGTCAAACTCTTTTGGCAAAATATCTGGAAACGAGATAACGTTTTCACGTATTGGGTTCGGCATCGTTAGATAGACGAACTTTATCTTCTCACCGTTCTTGATTTCACCAAGACGATTGTTAAGATGATGCTGTTTAAGCAGATGATTGTAGAGTAGAGAACCACGAACGTGGATAGGTGTGCTCTTACCATATATAGTCTTCTTGTCAGCACTCTTTGTCAAGTCGCTTACACCACGAGGAAACGCAACATCTTCTGGTGCTTGTGAGCGAAACTCCTCTCGAAAATCTGCGATGAACTTCTGTATGTCTTTGTTCGTTCCAGACATAATCAGATTGAACGCTTCTTTGAACTTATCACGACAGATTTGAGGTGTTGATGATTTGATTGCTTCAATACCCATAATCTTCAGCTTCGGTTGAGCGTACTGTACACCCTCGTTGTTGTGTACGTTGATAATATAACGCTTCTTAGCAGTCCACACACCACGGTCAGCGATTGCTTCTCGTGCCATCACCATACGATTCTCATAAGACCCCATCTGGTCTGACAAGTCAGCAAACGCTTTTGTAATCACAGGTTCGATTGCTTTCGAGCATACTTTGTCGAGATAGTTAACTGTCTCTTCTTTGCTCTTGCCAGCGTATGTCTTCTCTACAAGTTCACTCAGATTCAGATATACGGAGTCAGTGTCAATGGCAATCACATAGTCTTTCTCAGTCTTCAGCACACCATTCATATACTCGTTGATTGCTTTCTCTGCTTTCAATACAGACAACTGACCAGAGAGTGTGATGCCTTCAGCAATACGCATATCGAAGTAACGGAAGAAACGATTGCCGAGAGCACCATAGAGTGAGTTCAGAAGGATCTTAATCGCCATCTGCTGGTTCTCATATCGATTGATATCACGTTCAATCGCATACGACTTGCCTTCTTTCTCCAGTCGCTTCTTCGCAACCAGCATCTTATTCTTGATATCGACACGTTCACCATAGTATGCT